TGGCTCCTCTGGGCTCATGCATGGGCCCATCCGGATGTGCTGAAACTCCGCCAGGAGATTGCGCCCCGGCTGCGGGATTTTGAGAAAGAGGGCTCGCTGACGATCTGTGAGCATCCGACCCAGGATCTCGAGGAACTGGCGGACATCATCGAGCGAGTCCACAAGGCTGGACTATTGCCCGAAGAGGCAGCAATCGGACTCGATCCTTTCGGCGTCACGGCGATGATCGAAGAGATGGTCTCTCGCGGGATCGACGAGAAGCAGCTCTTGGGTATCGCCCAAGGCTACAAATTGAATGGGGCCGTGCTTGGGTTGGAGCGGAAGCTCGCCGACGGCACTATCGAGCACGATGGCTCGGCTATGATGAATTGGGTGGTCGGCAACGCCAAGGCTGAGAAGCGCGGCAATGCCACGCTCGTGACCAAGCAGATCGCCGGCAAGGCAAAAATCGACCCGCTCATCGCGGCATTCAATGCGGTGATGCTGATGGCTCGAAATCCAGAGCCCAAGCGGGACCCCGAATATCAGATGCTGTTCGTTTAAGGATCAATGACATGACCGCGCTGACACGCGCCTACTCAGTCATCGAGGTGAAAGCCCTCGACGAGAAGCGCCGCCGTTTCTCTGGCTGGGCCACGACCCCGGCAATGGACCGCGTGCAGGACACCATCAACCCGATGGGCGCCAAGTTCGCCAATCCGCTCGTTCTGCTGCATCAGCACAATCACGATGCGCCGATCGGCAACGTCACGTTTGAGAAGCCGACACCGAAGGGCATCAAGTTTGAAGCGGAGATGCCCGTCATCGGCGACGCCGGGCCACTCAAGGACCGTGTCGATACTGCCTGGGGCGAGATCCAGCACGGCCTTGTGCGTGCTGTGTCCATCGGCTTCCGCCCGTTGAAATATGCTTTCAAGGAAGACGGTGGCATCGAGTTTCAGGAGATCGAGATCTTCGAGCTTTCCACCGTGTCAATCCCGGCCAACGCGGAGGCTATCATCTCCGCTGTCAAATCCATCGACCGCGGCCTGCGGGATGCAGCCGGCGTGGTCGACTCCGACATTCCAATCGACCCCAAGAGCGTTGCCGCGACAGGCAAGGGCGCTCGTGTGGTTCGGCTGGCTGACCCCGCCCGCGATCGGGCTTCACCCTTCGTTATCCGCTCGATCAAAAGGTAATCAGCCATGAGCAAATATGCAGAACAGATTTCGGCCTATGAGGCCAAGCGCGCGTCCCTCGTTGCCCTGATGGAAGGTGTCATCGACAAGTCGGCCAAGGATGGCACGACACTCGATGCATCCCAGCAGGAAGAATACGACGGCTTCGCCAAGGACGTTGAGGCTGTCGACCAGCACCTCGAGCGCCTTCGCACGCTCGACAAGCTGAGCAAGGCCGCTGAGACCGCACGACCGGTCGCCGGTGGCAATGGCGAACAGGGCACGCAGTCCCGCACGCTGGCTGCTCCCGCCGTCATCAAGCGCGGCGACAAGGAAGAAGCATTTCCTGGCCAGAACTACACCCGTATGGTCATCGCCAAGACCCTGGCGCGCATCGACGACGTGTCGGCTGTCGGTGTCGCTCACAAGCGTTGGGGTCAATCGGCGCCGCAGCTCGTAGAGAGCATCAAGGCCGCTGTCGCCGGTGGCGGCACGGAATCGGGGGAATGGGGCGCTGAGCTCGTCCATATCGACCGGTACACCGGCGACTTCATCGAATACCTCTACTCCCAGACGGTGTTCGACAAGCTGCCGCTCCGCGAGGTCCCGGCGAACGTCAACATCGCCGGTCAGGACGGCGCGGCTACGGGCTACTGGGTCGGCCAGTCGAGGTCGATCCCGGTCAGCAAGGCCGACTTCATGGACGTCAACCTGACGCCGCTCAAGGTCGCTGCGCTCGCCGTGGTGTCCAAGGAGCTGCTGCGGGACTCGTCTCCGTCGGCTGAAAAGCTGGTCCGGGACGCCCTGGTGGAGGCTTCGGCGCAGCGGGTCGATCAGACCTTCCTCGGTGCGGGAGCGGCTGTATCCGGAGTGTCGCCGGCGGGCATCCTCAATGGCGTTTCGGCCATCAACAGCGCCGGCAACGACATCGACGGTGTCATCGCAGACGTGAAGGCGCTGTATGCGACCTTCATCACCGCGAAGAACGCCAAGGGCCTGCAGTTCGTCAGCACTGAGTCGCTGGCGAAGTCGCTCGGCCTGATGCAGAACGCTCTTGGCAACTGGGCATTCCCTGGACTTACGGCGAGTGGTGGCGCGCTTCTTGGCGATCCGCTCGTTGCGGGCGGCAATGTGGGTGCCGGAGACCTTATCCTGCTGAGGCCCTCCGATATCTACAAGATCGGCGACCGCGGTGTGGAAGTCTCGCTCTCGACCGAGGCGGCCATCCAGATGGATGATTCTCCGAACGGTGCCAGCGACACGCCGACGGCAAACACCAGCGTGGTGTCGATGTTCCAGACGGACTCGGTGGCCATCAAGGTCGTCCGCCCGCTTAACTTCGCCAAGCGCCGCGTCTCGGCCGTTGCTTACATCGGCGACGCCGATTACGGCGCGATCTCGGGCTAATCGAAATTGGAGCGGGCGGTTCGCCGCCCACTTCCTCTCTTGTGAGGATGGATCATGCGGAATCTGATCGCGACCAAGCCGTTCGTGTATGCCACCCGCCGGCTCAAGGCTGGTGATGGGTTTATCGCGCGATCTGGAAAGGATGAGTGTGTCCTTGTCGCGCTCGGCAAGGCGGCCCGTGGCACCGCGCCAGCGGGCGCCCCGGCCGGCCCGGCGCCGGATGAACACGCCGCCGTGCAGGCGTTGCGAACCGAGTACGAGTGTATCTCAGGCAAGCGGCCATTCATGGGTTGGAATGCTGAGCAGCTGAACAAGAAGATCGCCGCTGTACAAGCCGCGAAGACCAAGGGTTAACCTTTGCGCATCTTCGGTCTTCCGGTCCCGTTCACGAGCACGACCCAGAAGGCGTTATCGCCTGTCGCGGAGTCGCGTGGCTGGTACACGATCCTTGAACCGTTCGCCGGAGCATGGCAGCGGAATATCAAGGTCAACCGGGACAACGTTCTATCGAATCCCGCCAACTTCGCCTGCAAAACGCTGATCGCGTCAGATATCGCGAAGCTGCGGGTAAAGCTTGTCGCTAAGGACTCGAACGGCATCTGGACCGAGGTCGATAACGCAGCCTATGGTCCGGTCCTGCGGAAGCCCAATCATTTCCAGACGCGCAATCAGTTTTGGGAGAGCTGGTTCCTCTCGAAGCTCGGGCACGGCAATACATACGCCCTGAAAGAGCGCGACAATCGCGGCGGTCAGGGTTCCGGCAACGTCAAGGCTCTCTACGTTCTCGATCCAAATCTCGTGACGCCGCTCGTCTCCGATGACGGCTCGGTATTCTATCAGCTGCAGCAGGACAATCTTTCGGGCGTCAACGTCGACGTGGTCGTTCCCGCCAGCGAGATCATCCACGATCGATATAATTGCCTGTTTCATCCGCTTGTCGGGCTGTCGCCAATATTCGCGAATGGCGTGGCCGCCACCCAGGCGCTGAATATTCAGAACGGATCAGCCCGATTCTTCGGCAACCGTTCCATGCCGAGCGGCATCCTGACCGCTCCCGGCGTCATTTCCGATGAGACCGCGAAGCGGCTGAAGGAAAACTGGGACAAGAATTATACCGGCGAGAATGTCGGCAAGGTCGCGGTTCTCGGAGACAATCTGAAGTTCGAGTCTATGGCGATGAAGGCCACGGACGCGCAACTGATCGAGCAACTGAAGTGGGCCGATACGGTGGTGTGCTCGACCTACCACGTCCCACCTTACAAAGTGGGCATCGGCCAGATGCCGTCTGTTTCGAACGTCCAGGCGCTGAACCTCGAATATTACTCCCAGGCGCTCCAGCACCTGATCGAGGCCGCGGAGGAGTGCCTGGATGCCGGCCTTGGCATCGGCTATGGCTCGAATCTTGGCGTTGAGTTCGATACCGACAATCTGCTCCGCATGGACAGCGTCACGCAGATGGAAGTGATCGACAAAGGCAAGAATACTTTCACGCCGGACGAGGCGCGGGCGAGGATCAATCTTGGTCCTACGATCGGCGGCAACGTCGTCTATCGGCAACAGCAGGATTATAGCCTCGCGGCACTCGCAAAGCGCGACGCGCAGGACGATCCGTTCGCTTCTGAGAAGAAGCCGGCGCCACCTGCGCCACCGGCTCCAGATCCGAGCGAAGAGGATCAAGTCGCGCGCGGCCTCATCGCCTCGGCCCTTCTACGGAAGGAACTTGGTCTTGATCGGAAAGCAGCATGAAGACTGAGCAGATCAAGGCGATGGTCGCCGAACTGGCGCCTGTGATCCGCGAATTTGTGGACCTGGCACATGCGCCGCTCCTCAAACGGATTGACGAACTGGAGCGCCGCCAGCCGGAACGCGGTGCAAAGGGGGACCCGGGCCTCAATGGCAGCGATGGCAAGGACGGCGCCGACGGCCGCGATGGCAGCGATGGCGCCGCTGGTCGCGATGGTCAGGATGCGCCGCCCGTGTCCGATGAGCAAATTGCTGCCGCCGTTGCTCGTTATCTTGAGTTGAACCCGCCCGCTCCAGGGGAAAACGGGCGCGACGGCGCTGACGGCGCTGCCGGAAAAGACGGTCGCGATGGCATTGATGGCAAAGATGGCGCGCCGGGTCAGAATGGTGCCGACGGCCGCGACGGCGTTGACGGCGCTGCCGG